GTGCGTTCGGACCAGCGCCTATTTATGGGCATGTATACGGCCATGAATACAGCCGGTGAGCCGTCAGCTTTTCTCAATTGCCTTGGCATCGGTGCAGATCAAAGCGACACCAACCTTCAGTGGATGCGAAATGACGGCTCTGGTACTGTGACCAAGACCAGCATCGGCGTGGCTAAAACCAGTTTTGCAGATGCCTTGCTGGAACTACGGGTGTATGTTCCGCCAGGTGGCGGTCGCGCCGATCTCGAGCTTGTGAACCTAGAGACTGGGACGGTCTACACTCTATCCAACGTAACGTCCGACTTGCCGGCCGCAAATGTTGGACTTGGTCCGGTTGTGTGGGCTAATACGGGTACGACTACCACTACTGCAGTCGTGTCAGCTCTTAACGGCTACTACGCTGTCGAGGATTACGGGTGAGTTCCAACGACCCTAACCCGTCGGTTCTCAACTACGTCACTCCTCCGACTGTCGGGCGGTTCATGCTTGACGAGTCGTTCGTTCGACTCATCATCGGTCCGGTTGGTTCTGGCAAGTCGGCAGGTTGCTTCATGGAGCTGCTGCGTCGGGCCAAGATGCAGGCGCCAGACGCTCGCGGGCGACGGCTTACCCGGTTTGCCATCATCCGTAACACGCTCCCGCAGCTTCGTCAGACGTGCTTGGCGGACATCCAGCTGTGGCTTGGGCCAATTATGACCTTCAAGGTCGCCGAGAACACCATCCAAATCCGTACCCCACTGCCGGACGGAACCAAAGTGATCTCGGACTGGATGCTCATCCCGCTTGACACCAAGGAGGATCAACAGCGGTTGCTGTCGCTGAACCTGACCGGAGCGTGGGTGTCTGAGTTTCGTGAAGTCTCCCCGTCGCTCATTGACGCCCTTTCTGGCCGTCTTGGGCGATTCCCTGCCAAAGCCATTGCCCCATGCTCGTGGAAGGGTATCGTTGCTGAGTCGAACCCCCCGGACGAGGATAGTGAGTGGTACCACAAGCTGGAGAAGGACAAGCCGCCTAACTGGACGATCTTCCGTCAGCCGGGCGGTACTGAACCGAACGCCGAGAACGTAGAGAACCTGCCGGACGGATACTATGACCTGCTTGTAGCGAACAACAGCTCTGACTGGGTTGATGTTCACGTTCACGCGAAATACGGCAAGTCGCTAAGTGGGCAGGCTGTGTGGAGAGCCAGCTTCAAACCCGAGTTTCACGTGGTCGACGAGTATATAGAGCCGCAGGACCATATCCCGATCATGATTGGGCACGATTTCGGTCGCACTCCCGCCTGCCTGTTTGGTCAGGTCGATAATCGGGGGAGGTTGGTGATCATGCGGGAGCTGTTCAGCACTGACAAAGGGCTGGAGCAGTTCACCATTACGGAGACGCGCCCGTTGATCTACCGGTACTACATGGGGCGCCGCATCTTCGTGGTGTGTGACCCGGCTGGCAATGCAAAGGGACCGATTGGTGAGGAGTCCCCGATTAAGGCCCTCAAGCGCCTCGGCTTCGATGCGTTCCCGGCTGTGACCAACGACATCGACCCGCGTATTAGGGCGGTGGAGCAGCTGTTCCTGCAGCAGATTGACGGCGGCCCAGCACTGATGATTTCCGGACCCGGGTGTCCGACGCTCGTCCATGCTCTGAAGCATGGGTACCGCTATCGTCGGAAGAAAACCGGGGATCTTGAGGACAGGCCTGAGAAGACCCACCCGTGGTCGGACTTGGCCGACTGCCTGCAGTACATGGCACTGAGCGTCAGCTCGAACAGCGTGGGTAGGATTATGGCAAAACTGAACCCGGCGCCCCCTCAGCAGCCGCCGTCAGTCCGTGGGTGGACTTGATTCACCGTTGATGATCACGCCCTTTTTCTCGCCGGTATCGATGTGGATGTTCACGGCGAATCCTGCCCCGGTGCCGTTGCTCTCCGCCATCTTGCCAGTGCGGTTGGCAAGGGTCGCCAGGATTTTGGCGGCGTCTAGCCGTGAGGCGGCTGGCACATCCCGGCTATGTACCATGCTGTATATCGTGGGGATTGAGTCCTCGAGGGCGATTTCGGCTTTCAACGTGATGCGCCGACCGGCGTTGGAGTCCCCGGCGAGTTTCTCGACGGCCTCCCGCATCATGGCCCGGAACACCGGCGAGCGGCGCAGGGTGTCCCATTGCTCGTCGCTGATGTTATACTTCGCCCGGATGTCCGCCGGCTCTGACAGCCCGGCGGCCAGTTCAGCGCAGATTGTGGCTGAGAGGTGCTCTAGTCCGACGGACGCTTCGATTCTCGGTAGAGCAACCTCTTGGGAGAGGGCTACTTCGGTGGGTTTGGTTTCCATGGACACGATTCTAACCACAGGATGGGCCTAATGGCTACTCCGTCGGCTATCCCCGTTGCTACCCAGACCGGTTCCCTGTTGCGGGTGGTGTCGCCTCAACAGCTGGCTGAGCGTGACCGCGCTGAAGCTGCAGCCGCCGCCGCTGCTCAGGAGGAAGAGGCCAGCCTTTCCCAGCTTGCGTCGTTTGTTCGCGGGCAGCTGGCAGAAATGCGGAATTTCCGCGACGCTGAGGGTATTGCCCAGCGCCTGATTGACTCCCTTCGGACCTACCGCGGTCAGTACCCGCCGCATATCCTGACCGAGATCAAGAAATTTGGTGGTAGCGAGGTCTATGCCCGCTTGACCGCTACCAAGTGCCGAGCTGCCACCGCCCTGCTGCGTGACGTGTACCTTGGTCCTGAGCCGCACTGGGCGCTGACGCCTACCCCAGAGCCGGTAATCCCTGATGACATCAACCGAAGCATCGACGAGCTGGTAAACGCCGAGGTTGCTACTCTCCAGCAGAGCGGCCAGCCAGTCGACCAGCAGATGATTGACGATCGCGTGATGCAGCTGCGCAAGGCTGCCAAGCGTGCGAGCAAGAAGAAAGCCGTTGAGGAGGCCGCGGCCTCGACCAGTGTGCTCAACGATTTGCTGGTAGAGGGTGGCTACTACGAGGCCCTCGCTGAGTTCCTCATCGACCTGCCAATCTTCCCGTACGCGGTCATCAAGGGTCCGGTAGTCAGGAACGTCGTTCAGACCAAGTGGCAGAATGGCGCGCCCATACAACAGCGCGTTCCGAAGATGTTCTGGGAGCGTGTGTCGCCTTTTGACCTGTACTGGTCGCCCGGTGCCAGTCGTGTTCAGCACGCCAATTTCATTGAACGCATACGCCTCTCGAGGGCTGACCTGACACAACTGAGAGGAGTTCCCGGGTACGACGACGATGCCATCACGCAAGTATTGGAGCGGTTCTGGAACAGCGGGCTCTCTGAGTGGTGGAGTTCCGTGGATACTGAGCGACGCGATCTCGAGGAGCGTGAGAGGTGGGGGCGGTCTGCATCGTCGACGCTGATTGACTGCGCCGAGTTTACCGGCTTTGTTTCCGGACGCCTGTTGCGTGACTGGGGGATGCCCGAGGAGAAGGTGCCTGACGAGGTTGAGGAGTACTTCGTCACGGCGTGGCTCATTGACCGCTGGGTCATCAAGGTTCAGATCAACCCCTACACGACGCAGCGAGCCCCCTACTACATCTCGTCCTTCGAGAAGATCCCGGGCGGCTTGATCGGCGCCGGCCTGCCCGAGCTTCTCGAGGATGTGCAGACTGTCTGCAACGCCACGGTCCGCTCGCTCGTCAATAACCTGTCCATCTCCTCTGGCCCGCAGGTGGTCATCAACCGTGAGGCTCTCCTGCCGGGCGCCGAGATGTCCCTGTACCCGTGGAAGCGGTGGGAAGTCAGCTACGACCCCAATACCGCGTCTTCCGGCCGCAGCCCAGTCGAGTTTTTCCAGCCCAACTCGAACTCTCAGGACCTGCTGATGGTCTTCGAGAAGTTCTCTGTCATGGCTGATGAGATCAGCTCCCTGCCGCGTTACATGGTCGGTAACGAGCGGGTGGGAGGCGCAGGGCGCACGGCGTCCGGTCTGGCCATGCTCATGGGCAACGCGAGCAAGACCCTGCAGAACGTCGCTGCCACCATCGACCGAGACGTCATCGAGCCGCTCATCACGTACCTGTATGACATGGTGATGCTGACACAGCCCGGACTCCTCCGCGGCGACGAGGTCATTGACGTGCGTGGTGTCAACCATGCTGTGAAGCGTGAGCAGGACCGGATGCGGCAGCTGGAGTTCCTGCAGCTGACTGCTAACCCGATCGACATGGCGATTGTCGGTCCGCAGGGACGAGCCAACGTGCTGCGTAGCGTCGCCCAGAATCTTGGGCTGGACCACGAGCGCACTGTGCCGTCTGATGAGGAGCTGGCAGCCCAGATGAATGCCGTACCTCCCGGTGGGCCTTCCCCCGGCGCCGGCCCGCCGGGCATGATCCCCCCCGGGCAACAGCCCAGCCCCGCGGACGCCCGCGCTGCCGCCGAGGAGGTACGGCGCCCTGTCGA